GTATTGGCCCGGCCTTCATGCACTTTTCGGTTTGGATTACGACAGGCTAGCGCCGATCTACACCAACTTCTTCGACAACAAGTCATCGGAAAAAGCATTCGAAGAGTTCATGACGGAAAGGGCCGGTCTTGGCCTTGCGGTTCAACAGCCAGAACTTGAACCAGTTGCTTTTGATTTTCCCAACGAAGGCTATCGCACTCAGGTCACGCATGCCAGCTATGGTCTTGGTGTTGCAATCTCCCGCGAAGCAAAAGACGACAACCTCTACGAAGATGTTGCGTCAAGGATGATGAAAGAACTTGCCTACTCCGCGCGACAAACCGAAGAGTACATTGCGCACGCTCCGCTTCAAGTTGCTATTGATGCTGTTAATGGTATTCGTGCTGATAACGTGCCTCTTGCTTCTGCTTCACACCCCACCGCTTCGGGACTACAGTCCAATCTTCTGACATCCGCTAACGTCAGCGAACTCGCTTTCGAGAACGCGGTGATCCAGATCGGATACACCCGCAACGGACGTGGCTTCCTTATCAACGTTCTGCCAAGCCGTGTCATTCTCTCCCCGGAGAGTGGGCCGGAAACCCGGCGTATCCTTGGCTCACCCTTGCAATGGAATGCGCAGACCAACAACATCAACGTGTTGCGGGCGACCGGTGCCTTGCCGGAAGTAATCGAAACGCCGTACCTCGTTTCGAAAGACGACTACTTCATTCAGACCAGTGTCCAGTCCATGGACAACGGCGAAGGTTTCACGTTCTGGGAACGCTCCGGTCTTGAGACACGCGAGGACAGCAACTGGTCGAACCAAGCTTCACTGATTGCGATCTGGTTCCGCTGCTCCGCGTCCATCGTTGATTGGCGCTGCGTTTATATGTCTCCGGGTGCAACGTAATTGCATGAAGAGAAACCACGGTTTGGACGTTTCGAGACTTGGGGTGCCTGTAGCCGTTGCGGCGACCGGGTACCTTACAACACTCTCGCTCGCGAACGTCTGACCGGGCTTCTCGTTTGCACACAGTCAAGCGGAAGGCCGGTCAAGCCGTGTCTTGACCCGTGGCCGCCGGTCTATGACTATCAGGTCCACCCAGATCGTTCTATCGAACCCCCGCCAGAACCGCTGCCAGCCCGTTGGGGTCTGGATGACATCTGGTCCGTCAACACGATGAAGATGGCACCTGACGATGCTGTGCGGGTGCAGGCTTTCCTGAAACTGAACCAGACAGAACGTGGTACCGCGAGTTTTATTGACTACCAGAGAACGCTTAACCAGAACCAAGACCGTGCTACGGTGCAGTACGTCAATCCGCAGGACTATGACGGCACGTTCGTTCCATCCAACTCAGTACGTACTGTAGAGCCACCGGAAGTATTCAAGTTTCCTTGGGAAATTTAAATGACAACCGCTGCCACCGTTATAGAGAATGCACTGAAGCTGTACGGTATCATTGACCAGACAGAGCATCCGACACCGGTTGATATAGCCAACAACGTAGTAGTGTTGAATGACATGCTCCGCAGCGAGCACGTTGATGGTGCTTCGCAGTATCTCATGAGGCGTATCAGCGTGATGGTGCCAGCCGGTGTGCAAGGCATCATCTATTCGTTTCTGGTCGGGACTGGCAAGCTAGTGAACGTCGATGCCGTGGCAATTCGATCGATCTGGTGCAGTGATATCAGCCCCGGCGTAAATCGTGAAACGCGACAGGCACCGATTGTCGATGTGGTGCGTACCACTTATCCGGGGATCATTACCAAGTGGCATCAAGAGCGACAAATCGACGGCTCTGTTCTTGTTACCGCATGGCAACCGCCGCGTGCTGCTACTGCATGCTTGATCGAATATGGCGGACGTATCGGCGCACTAACATCCGCAGACGGCAGTGACGTAGTAGGTCTGCCGCCGGAAGGCATTCATGACATAACGCTGATGCTAGGCCGTCGCATCTTCGGTACCTATGGACGCAACCCGCAAGTCTTGGGTGCCGTGCTCGCTGACAGCGAAGCAGCAGATCGTCGCTGGCGTGACTGGGCCAAAGGGCAGCAATGGCTTCGGTTCGTGAGGTCATGAAATGCCAGCACTTGACATCTTTAGCTCCTTTGCCGATCCACTTAATCAGGACCAAGGCGCAGCAAAGCTGCTGAACTGTCGCGTCGTTGTACGCAAGCAGGAAGAACAGAAGCTGGCGCGAACACGCCTTATAGGCTCACCCGGTCTGACGCAAAGAAGCAAGCCAACATCATCACCTTGCATCGTGTTGTGTCACGCAGTCGGTACAATCTGGTCCGGTCATGCGGATGGCAGTATCTATTATCTCGTTGAAAGTTTTTCGCCTGTCTATGCCGGTAGTGTAACTGTTGGCGATCCGCCGATCATACGCATGGCAGAAGATCGTACCTGTCTAGTTATCGCTACGAACGGTCTTGGCGGTGGTGGCTTTGGATCAGGTTACACGGCAACACAAGGCAGTGGTGTTGTCTTTGCCAACTTACAAGGAACCATTAACTTCGATCCTACATCGGTATGCGTGTTGGACAACTACACAGTATGGGCTGGTGCGTCTAACGTTTACGCCAATCAATCCGATAAAATGTATACGTCCAATCCGTTAGCACCGGCCACGGTTGATGCGCTGGCATTCGCCGTAGCTGAAGCAAGGGCAGACGGCATACTGGACGTGGTAACACTCAGTCGCACGTTCTGGCCGTTCGGTACCCGGTCTGTTGAAATGTGGTACGACCAAGGTGGCAGCGCTGACTTTGCTTTCACTCCGTTCACCAACTCTCTGATCGAGGTAGGTCTGGCGGCACGTCGCACGCTCGCCAGCATGCATGGCATGGCGATATGGGTAGGTACGGACCGCCGCGTATGGATGGGAAAAGGTCAAGCTGGTCAGCCGGTATCACCGGGTTGGGTTGACCTACTGCTACAGCAGATCAATCTTCAAAATCTGACAGCCTACATGTACGCCCAAGGAGGTGACGAATTTTACATGCTGACTTTGGAAGGATCATGGTCAGTGGAGCTGGCAATTTCAACGATGACGTGGGTGTACCGTCAGACACTAGGACGCGCGGACCATGCCAGCAGATGTGCTGTGGAGCATGATGGTGGTACAAGCTACGTTGGTCTGGATACCGGCGAGATTTGTGTACTTGATCTGTCTACTGCTAGCGAGCCAGCAGGACAGCTACAACGGTCTGTCACTACCATGTGGGTTGGCATGCAGGAAGCCCGGCATGCTGTCAATCAAGTTGACATCACCAGTTACATGGGACCACACGCTGGATCGTTTACGCTTGAATGGTCGGAAGATCGCCAGACTACTTGGAAAGGACTGCGACAAATTACGTGGCCTGAACCCGGTATTCGCCGCGCTATCGCGCGGGCTATGGGTACTACGCGCCGCCGACAGTTCAGACTGTCTTACGCAGGTGCCAAAGCGCCGTTTGAAGTAGACGAATTTTTTATTCAAGTGAGCGAAGGTACCTGATATTCCCAAGGGTACTTGAAGTATAGATTGAAGTCTTTCAGGCTGAACATAAAGCTGACGGTTGTATCGCGACCTAGCAACTTGATCTTGTTATCTTCCGGCTTGTGCGATTTAAAAACCACAGCGTACATGTGATCCGCAATCGGGATCGCGTGGTTGCGCAAGACCGTGGCACCATGGATGGCGGTCTTGTGTGATGTTGAAGTAAGATCGTCAACCAACATGGCTATCTTGTTGTCTTGAACTTTTCCTTCAATCCAGTTTCTTTTGCCGTAAGGCTTCTGTTCTTTCCTGATGGAAAAAACATTCACGTCATAGCCGCGATTGTGACAGGCGATTGCGATGCTGGTAAGCAATGGCGTTGACGCACTCTCAACGCCGCACAGCTGGAGGACGCCAGCTTTAATCAGTATTTCGTATCTAGACAGAAAATCCAAGACCGCGATGTTTAGGATCACGGGGTTGAACAGTGCAGCCCTTAAGTAGAACTGCCATCTGTAATACCCACTGCCTTGGTTCTTGTAGGAAGGAAGTTCTTTGCTTCCTTCAGGTACTCTGGCAATGCAGTTGTCGTTAATGAACTTGCGGGCAAACTCACGGTCGCCTAGTGTTCCCATGGGTAAGCTTTTCTTATTCGGTCTGTGTTGCAGGGGTAGACCACGGAAAAGTTGCTGGACCATTGGATGGTAACGATGTCTCGCTCCACGGAAATGACGGTGCCTCTGTCCTTGTCTGCGTCTGAAACAACAGCATCGCCCGTGTTGTATGGGTTGCTCCAAGTATGCATCGTACCCCGTCCGTTTCTGGTTTGCCGCAAGCACACATGAGGGTCATGAATGGCCGTTCCTATCAAGAGAGTGCCACCGCCGCCACCTATCGCTCAGAACGATCCGGTGTTTAACCGGTGGCTTCACGATCTAACATCGTTCATTCAGGAAGGTGGCGGCATCGCACCCGGCACGATACCGGGTTACGATCACCTACTTTCAACTGTCGCCACGCATTCAATTCAGATTTCAAGTCTGATCGTAGACGTTGCCGATAATACGAACGACATTGGCGTAAACACATCGGCTATAGCAGCGCATACAAGTCAGCTGACAACGCATACACTTCAGCTGACATCCCATAGCGCAAGCATAACCTCTAATACGACAGCCATAGCCACTAATACGGCTAACATAGCCGCCAACACTAGCTCCATTGCTACGCTTGCCAACCGATCACGAATTTTAAATGGGGTTGTTGCACCCACCGCCGGTCTTGGTGTCGATGGTGACTGGTTCTCTGACACGGTGGCGAAGCATATCTATGTCAAGGTTTCAGGGGCTTGGGTTCTCATTGTATGACGCCCAAGGCCACGGGGCGGCATGGTGGTAGCTGTCAATGATTTCTTGGAAGTGAGTTAGCGACCGCGCAACCTCATACCTGTGGCCTAGTTTCTCCCAACGTTTTTGAAAGTGCCGCTGCGCATCTGACTGCTTACCACCTTCGTCTTTCAGTTCGATGGCGACGTTACAAGTAGGCAAGAACATCAGGAAGTCAGCGACACCGGGCACTACACCCATGCGCTTGAACTTCTGCGCTTCTGCAATGTTGCGGTTGCCGCCATTCGGAACGTGGAAGATCAGCAGTTCAGGATAAGTATTCTGAACCCATTGCCAGCAATGCAGATGAACTTCGTGTTCAGAAATTTGGCGGGAAAAGTCCTTGGGCGATGGCTTCTTTTTCGCGGGCTTTAACCCATGTTTCAACGGCTTCTTTGACGCCTTCGGCGCGATCTTCAACGGCATCGTGGTTCCTTACCAGCCAGTCAAGACGCGCCGCCATAGCGGTGCTCACACGCGCCGATACAACGACTGTCTCGTTACCTCTTACTCTGCGTTTGGTCATGATGGCTTTTTCTGATACATTCAGCCAGCTTAGTGTATACAAACTAGGAAGTCAACGCCATGGCAGGCTTGGGCGAAGGCATCGGCAGCCTCATAGGCAACCTGTTTGGCGCGTCCAACGTTGGCAGTGCCATACAGGGCGGCGTGAACAACGTTAATGCCGACACATGGGCCGGTGCTGCACAAGTAATGCCGTACAACGCGGTTGGTGCCAGTTACCTTGGACCGGTGGCTGAAGACTTATTGGGTACTGGAACAGCCTCTCAAAACATCGGCAACCAACGCATCAGTTCTGACGTGAACCCGGTTGACTTCGAAGCCTTTGCACAAAACTACAACACATCGGAAGGTGCGAAGTACCTGATGAGTACCGCAGCCGCCGCGCAGAATGATACGGCAGCCGCCAAGGGTACTATGTTGTCAGGTGCCAACCTACGCGCCCAAACCACCATGGCCGAAGGCATCGCCAATCAGGATTTGCTGGATCATTACAAAGCTTTTACGACCGGTCAGCAGCAAGACTTCTCACAGCGCGAAACTTCCTATCAGAACCTGTACGGTCAGGAAGCCATGGGCTTGCAAGCTGGCACCGCCGCCGCAGGCACCTTTGCACAAGGTGCTCGCGCTCTTGGAAGTCTTGCTTCGACTGAAGCAACTGCTGCTGCCGGTCAGAGCAATTCATTCGGGTCTGCTCTGGGCAACATCTTCACCGGCATAGCTAAACTTATCCCCGGCTTGTGATTACTTGCGCCTTGCCCGCAGTTCTCTTTCAACTGCGACACGCATGAAGTCGCCTTGATATTCACCAGACCGCAATGCGTTATTGACGCGCGCCAAAAATCCTTTGGGCATGCGAACGATAGTCTTGTCCGGGTACATCAGCGGGCGGCCATTGGGACGCTTACCAATCAACTTCTTAGCAGCAGTAGCCATTTCAGTTTCCATTTTTATTTCCTCATTCGAGGGCCAGAGTAACCTTCCGCATCAAGCGGTAACCCTTCAGTCCAAGACCGGGGACGACGCATGATTGCACGCATCTGTTCTTCCCGTTGCTTGGCAACTTCTACAGGTGCGATAGCAATAA